CTCGCCTCAGTCATGCTGCGCGACAGCATTTCTAGGGCCAGTAGATCCCCGTCAAGCTCCTCAACGTAAGAGGAAGCATAGTTCTCACCGCTCACAGCAGTGAACCGGAGAACAATAATAGGAAGCTTCTCCTTAGTGTACATGCGGGGCTGGTTAATAACCTGCCCATCAATTTCCTGATAGAACTTATAGCGACCATCAGGCATCAGCATGGCCCCGGTGTACATGGACACTGAGTCCTCGTCCGAAGTGCCGTACACATCGTCAATGTCAGGGGGACCGTCAGGCAGATCGAACCCCTGCGGCACAAGCTGCGATGCGCGGGTCCGGTCAATCTTCTGGTGGATGATAACTTTAACGACGTTACCTTCCGGGTCCCGCTTGACTACAAACTTACGCAGATCAATAAACTGGATACCCGCACCAGTCTTCAGTACGCAACCGTTACCTGTTACGATAAGATGGCGCATGGCCTCAGCCATGACAGGTCTCCAGCCACCAGTCTCGAACTCGATCCTAGCTGTCTCTTCAATGAGACCTAGGTTCTTATCAATCTGCGCCTGCGTTTCTTGGATACTCTTGACTGAGTTCTCCGGGTTCTTGTTAGCGATCTCCCTCTTGAGGTAGGGGTCAATCGCCAGCCGGAAGAACGGCAGTTGCGTGGGGAACAGGGTCAAACCAATCTTAGCTGATAGGTTGTTGACCCCGCGAGCCCCCACGCTTTGGTAGTTCTGCGGTAGACGGTCACGACCTAGCCCCTCACGCGGAAGAACAGAAGGAATCGTCAGGGTGGCAGAGCGATAAGCTCGCTCCAGAAACTCTGAACGAAATCGTTCTAGGTGCCTATACGTTTCGGCTAGGGATTGCATATTAAGTATTCAGTCCAGGGATTTGGAGCCGGAACCTATTAAGGATGCCGCCACGCTGCGTGTCTACCTGCTCTGCCTTAGCTTCTCCGCGCCTAGCTCTCTTCGCCGTAGGCTGCGGAGCCTGCATCGCGGCTGGAGCGGGCGGCGGCGTCGGCGGCGCTTCGATCTTCGGGGCCAAACACATCGACTGGATTCTCCGGTACAGGAAAAGACTGAGGTTCACCGGACAGTTCCGCAATGTGGCGGATCACTTGCTCCCGTCCCTCTCGGATAGCCATGTTCCACAGGAATTCAAACTGGCTACCGCTTGGGTAAAGGTCACCCGGTGCGGTGTACGGGTACTGCTGTCGCAGCACCTTGACTAGTTGTCGTAGACTGGAATCCCCCACTATACTTCTACCTCCATAAGCCAAGGGCGCGGGACGCCGGGGTCGTCGTGCATAAGGTGGGCCACAGTTGCATTTAATTTAGCCTCATGTTCTTCGTGCCCGCAATGCGCGAACAGCCGTTCGACTTCGTACCACACATCCTCAACTTCATGCGGCTGTACCTCCTCAATGACTTTAACAATATCGTTAAGGAACTTAGCTGATCGCTTCGGACCATACCCAGTACAGCCAAAGTACCCATCAACTCTATCCCCAGAAATAGTCTGAAGCATGTGGTTAAACCTAGCCGCGGCGGGCTGCGTCACAACTGACGGCTCCGGTGCCATGTCGCTTTGCAGGCGGATGAAGCTGCCGGGGACAGAGTAGAAGTCTTTGTCTTGGCTGACGACTGTGCAGTCCCGGCGGGTAGTCATGTTAATTGCAATCAGGTCATCCGCCTCTAGCGTCTCCTCCATCATTGCGCCCTGCTCCTCCAGCAACCAGTCCTTTGTACGTGCATAGCACAAAGGCTTACGGTCTGTACGATTAGACTTGTATGAAGGCAGGACATGGTGCCGCCAGTTTGACCAGCCGCTTAGGTAAACCTCGTAGCTTGTATGCTTAATGGTGTCAAGCATATCTTCAAGCACGCGGGTGTACTTGTCCTTTGCATCATCAAAGGAACTGAACAGTACGTGGTGATCAGGTCCAAACTGTTCTTCAATTTCTACTGCTTTACAGGCGCGGTACAGTAGACCGTCGCCATCAATGAGGAGAGTCGTCATAGTTTCTTAAGATCGTGGAGCATTCGAGTCAATGATTCCTTTGCGTGCGGGCGGGGTTCAAAGCGTGCGTTGATTAGCAGCGCAGCCTGTGCTTGTTTCTCACGAAGGTGCGGCAGTAGCTGCTTGCACACGTTAATTGCAGAGTCGCCGTAGACATACCACTCAAACATTTGGCGGCGTTCTCCATCTCCCACGCCCCGGTCGCGCACAGTTCCTCCGAACTGGTCGCGCAGCCTATTCAGTGAGGGGAGGTGTGTGTTACTTGCATAGACTCGCGGACTATTACGGTGCATGGTGAAGCAACCTTCACCGTCAAGGAACCCAGCGTAGTAACGTGCGGTACTCTTATTCATCAGTGCGTCTCTAGCCAAGAGTTACCTGTCTTCACCTCGCAGCGTAGGGGCACGCGCAAGTTAAGCGCATCCCCGACACGCTTAAAGGATTCCTCAAAGGCTTGGGTAAAGATAGACACATGCTCAGACTTGATGCTCCCTTGCACCTCGTCGTGTACATGCAGACATGGAATGTAATCCTGTCCCCACTTTAGTCCTCGTTTCTCAAGCTCCTGCCTCAGGAATATAAACTGCCAGCGCATGACTACTGCGCCAGCAGACTGAAGCAAGCTGTTCAGTGCGCTGTGCTTTGCGCGGGTGGCTACCCGCCTACCGTCCAGTGACTTGACTGCACCCTGCCGCCCGCGGAAGTGCTCGATCTCCCGCAGCAGTGGCTTCATGCCTTCGATCTTAGCTGCGAAGCTGGCACGAATCAGGCGACCACGGCGATAGTCACCCCCACCTAGACGGCCAAGGTGATCGTCACCAGCCCCATACAGCCACGCGTATTCAATTGTTTTGGTTTCCGGCCTGCTTACTTCAATGCCTACGGAATGCAGGATCTCCATAAACATAGAGTGGATGTCACCTGAATCGACGATCGCAGCGTAGCGACCACCGTCCCATCGCCCAAGGTAGTGGGCCAGCATCCGCTGCTCCAGACCAGACGCATCGCCGCCGATCAGCAGCATACCCGGCTCAGGCTTAAAGAGGCTGCGGATCTCCTTACCCCACGGCTTGCGTACACTGGTCGGGTTGCCAAGGTTGGGGCGCGAATGGCTACAGCGGTGGGTAATAGTACCGATGTGCATGGTCCGCGCATGGATGCGGCCATCCTTAACTAGGTTAAGATAGCTACCCCTTCCCTCTTCAAGGATACCGATGCGTGCATTAACAATGTACAACTCTGCTGCCCACTTGGCTTCTTCGTACATGTCTGCTAGTTGCAGCATGATCTCTTCCACCATCGCAGGCCGCTGCTTCCCATCATCAGTAAACTGTGAAGGGACCCAGCCATACTTAGATTGTAGACGCCGCGCAAGCTCCAGCCTTGAGCCGGGGTTGAACGGCTCCTCCCGGTAGTCTACCAGTTGGCCTTCTGAATTACGGCGCTGCGCTCGTTTACCTGTACGCTTGTTGATCGCGTACAGAATCTTCTTAGGCGGGAACGCCTTGGCAAGCTTAGCCTCTAGCTTTAACTTGCGTGGGTACAGTTGGGCCAGCAGGTCCTCGGCCCCGTCTACGTCGAAGCATACCCCCTGCTTACCTAGCGCCTCCATCTCAATCGAGAACGCCTGTTCGAGTTGAAGAGTAGTGAAGCCGTCCGCTTGAAATCGAGGCAGTCTAGGCTCCAAGTGTTTATACAAGGCAAGCGTGACTACCACATCTTGCTTACCATACACCAGCATCTCTTCATCTAGCTTGAGGAAGTCACCAGTGTAGTCACCCTTAGCTACTTCAAGTCTGTGTCCCCAGGCTCCGAGGCTGTGGCTTCCGGTGTGCCTTGCACACTCATGTCCTTTAGGCCAGCGAGAATAGTCTTTCTCGCGGAGGTCACTGTAGACAAGTCTTGAAGCGACGAGAGTATCAACCAACTCCGCGCTGTGTTTGAATCCACAGATCCATTCGAGGCGCGGCAAGTCAAAGCCTTGAATGTTGTGGCCGACAAGTTTCTTAGCTGACGCGAGACGTTGCAGCCCGTCTTCAATCGTACCAGTTCGTTCCAACTCAGGGTTGTCGTGGTACGCGCAGACTTTCTCTTCTTCATGTAGATCAATAAGAGTAATAAGCCAGAGGTGATCCGCCTCAGGTAGAGGAGTCGTCTCGATGTCGAAGATGATAGTCGAGTTTAGTTCGGATGTCATCGGCTGCTTCGCTTGGCGTCCCTTCATTTTCGATAGTGTAGTCTACGTACTTAAGTAGTTCAGTTGTGTTGCGTTCGCTGGCATGGTCGTTAACTGGACCAGAACCAGTGCGGCTCACGCCGAAGATAACACCACCGAAATTCCTGCGGACAAACGCAAGCTCATTCTCATATCGGATATCAGTGAAGACAGCATTCATCGGAACGCCAGCATTGTTTAGCTTGTTAATCCAATAGTCCTTATCTACCTCCCGCATGAACTGCCCGAGGTTCTGCAACTTCTCCCTAGTGTGGAATGAGTTGTCTCGCTTGTTGCGCTCCAGAACCCACAGGCTTTTCTGGTAGTGGGGGTCAAGCTCAAGCAACAGTTCCTTTACTGCGTCACCAAAAGCAAACCGTTGGTAGCCATACTTGTCGCATAGCTCTGCGGCAAGAGTATCCTTACCCGTATTCGGGTAGCCGACTAAGCCAACTACTGTCATTGCATGTCTGCCTCAGTGAAGTCATGCACTGACTGTAGTCTACCCGTCTCCATGTCAAACGACAGGTGACCCGCGGGTCCGGTTCGTCCAGAGTAGCGGTTCTTAAGTACACGCAGTGTGGAAATGTGGCGCTCCGTCTCGTCCGTCGCTTGCTGGTCACGCTCCAATCCAATCACCATGTCGCTAAGCTGGGCCAGCGCAGCCGAGCCACGCAGTTGAGACAGTGACACCATCGCCCCGTCTTCGTGCCCCTTACCTTGCGGTCGCTTCAGGTGGCTAACGAGGAACAGAGCAATGCCAGTCTCTTCCACAATCTTACGCAGCCGAGTCATGAGCGAGTCGATAGCCTTACGCTCATCGTCCACATCCATTGCGGATATAACAATACTAACGTGGTCCAGTACAATCACCTTAGTATCCAGACCCTTGGCAATGTAACGCAACAGCGCACACAGTTCGTCCGGGTCAGACCACGCGAACCCATCGAACACATAAAGCTTGTCGCCCCACTCCTTATGTGCAGCCTCGACAGCCTGTCTACTTTCATCGGAGTGGTCAGTGATGAGGGGCCTGCCAGCGTGGACAGTATAGATGCCGCGCACCGTCCGGTACGGATCCGCTTCGAGGGCTATGACTGCTACACTTTCCTCTTGCTTTAGACAGTGCGCGGCAATTTCATTACACAGTGTACTCTTACCTACGCCGGAACCAGCACACAACATTACTAGTTCACGGAACCGGATGCCTCCGGTCAGTTCGTTCAGATCATCGTAAGGGTACGGGCCAAGCTCAGCCACGTGGCGCTCAGTTGCCCGGCGCAGTAGCTCGTCACCATGCAGCAGGCTATCAGGTGTCCAGCGTGGGGCATCCCAAATAGCTCGATAAAGCTCGTCCCCTCGGTGGGCCTTGAGCATCTCGCATGGATCCTTGAGGGGCAGGCGAGCCACGCGCAGTCGGCCCGGCTCGATCAGGTCACGGCAGTCAGCCACTGCCTGCCGCCCCGCCTCGTCCTCGTCGAAGCAGAATACTACCTGCTCAAAGTTCTGAATCCATTTCAGATCTTTCTTAATGTACTTGCGTGCTTGCTGTGCGCCGTGCGGGACAGACACAACAGGGTACTTGTTACCAAAGACCTGACTAACGGCAAGCGTGTCAAGCTCACCCTCAGTGATAATTAGAATACGGTTCGCAGAACGAACGCGAGACTTACCCCAAAGACCGATAGCAGAACTATCACCGAGGGTACGAAAATCTTTTTTGCCTGTCTCAGGGTCTGCGAAGCGTAGCTTCTGAGCAACGACAGTACCTGTCGCATCCTCGAACGATGCAACCTGCACCTCCTTACCCTTCCAAACAGCGAAGCCGTAGCCATAACGTTCACAAGTTTTCTTTTCAATTCGTCTACTCCCAATCGGTCTGATGTCTACGCCAGAAATAAGCTTGCTCGTAGCGATAGGCATGAAGTCGTTCTCCGTTTGCTTAGTGTAACCAGTGCCTCCGGCGTGAGCCCCACACGAAAAGCAGTGACCCCCACCGCTGTCGTCAGTAGCCCAGCCTCGTCGCGCCCCGCAGTGGGGGCATGTCTCACGTTTGTTTTTTAAAGCCATAGTGTGCAATAGCTAGTGCGTCAGCCATGCCGTCGTGCGGCTTCTTGCTTCGCGGAGTTGCAAGCAAGTTAACAGTAGGGTACTGATGCCGTAGGAAAGCAATCGTACCTAACTTGTCGTGCTCGTAGTTAGCACCAAGCACGATCTTCTTCCAAGTCCGGGGAACTACGAGGATGTAGTCAGCAGACATAGCCCCAAGTATCCCAAGCAGTCCACCGTAGTTAGCCCCGAACTTAAACGTGGAGCTAACGCCTTGCCCAGTGAAGGCGTGAACCTTTTCAATTACAACTGTCGTCTTCTTGGCAGGTTCCCAATGGCTGAGGAGGCGGTACACTTTGTTCCAATCAATAGGCGTACCGTAGTGCGCCGCCTCCTCGGCGTCATGTCTTGGCATCGGCCACACATCAATAGATCCCGGCGTGATTCGTGCTAACCCACCACGCTGGCCGGGGTCGATGCCAATGTAGTTCAATCTCCGAAGTCGGACAGCGCCGCCTCGTCTTCGTCCATGACGTAACCATCAGCGGTCACGCCAGAGAAGTCCTCAATCGGAGACGACTCACGCCAGACAGGATTGTGGATCTGCACAGCACGCAGCGCCCACGTGATTCCAAAGATGCCAGACATGTAGTAAGCCTTAGCATCAAAGCTCACAACCATTTCAGTCCCCCGACCTAGGCGAGTAGTCTTATTGACAGGCAGGCGGTTACCCTGCGTGTCAACTACAGGCACATCAACAGGGAACAGACGCCCGTCCTTCTGCTTGCGGTGTGCTTTAGTATTGAACTTGAAGAGGAGGTTACCAGTTTCATTACCGTCGCGGTCCTCTTCGTTCTTCATTGGAATCAAAGGCTCACGGCGTTGCAGTTTCTTTTTACCGGAGGCGTCGAGGTACTCTTGGTAAAGCTCCTCAGCCATAGCTTCCATAGTAATACGGAAGTCAGTAACTTCGTCAGGGTCAGCGGATAGTGACACACTGTATCCACCCTCTTTGTCGTCTGAGTTATAGAACTTAGGTTCACCCAGCGTCAGGTAGAACGCGCGGAGTTTAGGAGTAAAGAGTTTCTGTCGTTGAACGTAAATGCGGCCAGCCATGCTATGCGAAGAAGTAAGTTGATGCGGTGAGTTGGTTGATGTCAAGACTACCCGGCAGCGGTGCATCAGGTAGCTGTGTACTAGGAGCTAGTGTAGTTTGCACTTCGTGCTTAAGCTTTGCAAGCAAGTCGTCACTAAAAATTTCACGGTAGACATTTCGTAGACAACGATTCATTTGCGGAATGTAGTGAGCGTGACACCCGAAGCTATCATGAATCATCATGAAGTCCGTAACGCCTAGCTCAGCCATCTTGTTTACAGTAAGAGTAGCGGCGGCGGCATCAAGTGAGTGGATGTAGTTAGGACAGAAACCGTTGGCTGACTTACGGCGATCAACCTGAT